AAGGAGTATCTGGTAGCTATGCAGGTATGTATCTTGTGGTAATGGATTTTGTTCCTGCCATTGTAGGTATTTCTACATTAAAAGCTTTATTAGGTTCACCGGGTTCAACAAACATTTTCTTTACCCAATGAGAACCTACGTTTCCGGGGTTACCTGTTGCTCTGATATACACGGGTATTTCAGGGTCAACACTTCGCAAAGAAGACCGAAGAAAATTATATATATCTTCGGTTGGATACTGAGGTAGTTCATCTATTCCAATCCAAGTATATGACTGACCTTGGTAACGTAATACATCAGTTAAGTTCTCAGCGTATCCAAACTCTATTCTAGCACCTGAGGGGAATCTCCATTCCTTTTCTTGCTCTCTCCACTTTGCACCGGGATAAGCTTTTGGATAAAGATTAAGAGAGTGATTAATAATATCTCTTAACTCAGGCATCGTACGTCTGATAAACAAACCACGATGAGCAGGTTTGTGACAGTATCTTAATGGGTCAATTAATAACGCATAAGATTTTCCACCACCTCTTGCACCTCCATAAAATACTTCACGTTCAGGTGCAGCTAGAAACTCTGTTTGAGGTCCTTCGTTAGGTTCAAAGATAACCTCTCGTTCTTTTAAAACTTTTTGTATGTTAGGAGTCGTTTCTTCAATCTGTGTTGTTTCTAAGACTGTAGAAACTTTTCCTTCTAAAGCATTGTCTAAATTTTTTAACTTTTCTTTTTTAGTTTTATATTTTTCTTGTTCGGCTTTATATTTTTCTCTAGCTTTTTCTACTTGCTTGTAGGAATGAGTTAAAGATTCTGTAGCAGACTTTTTTGCTTTGGCTACAGACTCTGAAATCTTTGGAGTAGCAACTTTTCTTTTTCGACCTTTGGCTTTAGGCTTTGGTGGTTCTACCACCCTCTCATTAGAATCTTGCGTAATCCCATGCCCGTTACTTTCCTGTCTGTCTTTCTCATCAACCATTCTGCAACTTCCTTATACGAGCAATTGTTTAAATATTTTTCTGCTTCTTTTAATGCGTCTAATTCTGATTCTACAGGGACAAGATACTCAGGGTCATTCTCATCGACTTTGTATCCGAAAGGGATAACTCTTGCTCGTCTTTTCCGTCTTTGATAATTATTCTGCTGTTCCTGCTGTTCCATTTTTAGGTGGTAAAATAAATATTCCTGTTGCTTGTTTGACATTCATATCAATACGTTCTTTTTTAGAGACACCTACTCTATCTAAAATTTGTTTAGCAGCTTCCATTCTAATATTGACTCCCGGAGTAGAGCCATCTTCATCTAAAGCATGAATCATTCCGAGTGCAGCTTTAGGAGAATGAGCGGCTAATATTTCTTCTGCTCGATTGATAATTTCTTCTTTTAAGTTTTTAACTAAATCAGGGTAGTATGACTCAGAATAACCTGCTATTTCTGCAGCTTGTTTAGCATTACCGTTGGCTTCACCAAACAATACTGTTAGAAACTTCTTTTGTTGGTCTGAGAGTTCTGTTTTTCTAGGTTTGTCAATGTTAAACATAACTTATTAACACCTATTTTCTATTATACATACGTATAAACTACTTGTCATTAAAATTATACCCCTTTTTTGTGTTTTTGGGACTTTGGGGGTGATTTTGTACTACCCCCTTTACCTGCCCATAGACATTTGTTTGCCCAGTACGCAGGACTTATCTTTCCACGTGCAATATTCTTAGCATGACGTGCTTTAAAAGACCTTCTAGCCTCTGCAGAGTAGTTATGTCCCATCGAAGCATCGCCAAAACGTAATAATTTTGGTTTACCATCGACTAAAATACCTACTTTTCCTTTTTTTCCACCTTCCGAACGTAACACACATTTGTTAAATCCGGGTAATCCGTGTTTTTTTAGAAAGTTTTTCTTTTTTTCTGCGTCTGATAAAGCCATTTTTTATTATGTCCCCGGTTTAGTTGTACCAGATTTCTTTTTCTTAGCATTTAAATACTCACGAAGAGTATTAAATCCTGCTTTTTTAACTTCATCCATTGTTACTGTACTATATTGCTTACCTTTGTAAGTAAAAACAGAATCTGTACCTTTTTCTTTTCTTGCTTCTCTAAAAGCTTGACCAAAACTAGAAGGTCCAGAAGCTTTTGATTTTTTATTACTAGGTCCTTTAGTTAAAAAAGGCAAAGCTGTAGTTGCTGCTGCTCCTGCAAAAAGACCAGTTTTCATTGTACTTATTTTTTTTTGTTGCTTTGCAGCATCATCACTTATCTGTGCTTTATTTTCTTTTTTAGTAGTAGTCTTTTTTGTTGTTGTTTTTTTAGTTCTTGACCCTTGAGGGAAAGGATTCTTTTTAAGTTTACTTGCTCTATCTGCTCCTGCTTGTGTTCTATGAGCATTACCAAATTTATCAACATAAGCAGGGTCTGCTCTATTTTGTTTTTTAGTAGCATCTTTATTAGTTTTGTTAAACTTAGCTGCACCTTCTTTTTTCTTCAATTGTTCATCAAAAGAATCTTTTTTAGTAGTTGTTTTCTTTTGAGTTGTTGTTTTTTTATTTGCTACTTTAGTTTTAGGATTTACTTTTTTCTTAACAACCTGCATTTTCTTTGTAGTCTTTTTCATTGACTCGGCTGTTTTCTTTCCTAGTGTAGGAGCTTTTTTTGTTAAATTATGTTTCTTTACATACTTTTGTGCTTCTTTAATTAATTTAGGTGCATACTTTTTAGCTGCTCTGGTTACTCCCATTCGTGCAATAAAACTAGCAACTGTAGGTATGGCTGCCACTGCTATTAATGCCATTATTTTCTACCTCCGTTTTTATTCCTTGCAAAGGAACGATTTTTAAATTTACTCATTACTCTTAAATTTGTTTTAGCGTTGTTCATGGGATTTCCATCCTTATGGTCAACATCCATACCACTTCCCTTTTTGACTAAGCCACGTTTCTGCATCGCTCTACGTGCAGTGTCTCTGGAAACTCTTTTGGCAATAACAGAAGGTTTGCCCTGATAGGAGGCATATTCCTTTTTGTAATTTCTTCCTGTACTTTTGTTACGTACTCTTTTTGCTATTGCCATTTGCTTTAAACATTTTATTAGATATATCGTTACCTTTCTGCATTGCTATTGACTTTTGAATAGCCATACCTCTTTTCTTTTCATATCCTGATAACTTTCCATCTTTGTCTAAGTCTGCTTTTTTTGAATCAAATTTATATGCCATGATTACATTCCCTTAGATATATCCATACCTTTTGTTCTCATATTTTTTTTAGTGGTATCTGTTTTTCTAACCAAATCACTAAAATCATATTTTTGTTTTCTAAACAAAGGTAAATTTTCGACAGATTCTTGTTTTACTGTAGGTTTAAGTTTTTCTACTTTCTTTGGATTTTTTTTAATAAAGTCTAGTGCTTGGTTTACAATTTTTTGACCAAACTTCTTAACAGCAGGTGTTTTACCCATTGTCATAATAAATTTTACTACGGTGTTTAACATTAGTTAATCCACCCTTGGATTAGTGCAATTAAAATAATAATAGCAACACCTGCAACAAACATCTTTGCTTGTTTGTTTAGGCTATCCCATTTTCCTTTTAACCATTCTATTTGTTCTTTCATGTTACCCTCCTATAGGCTCTTGTTTTCTTTGCGATACGTTTAGGTTGTTTCACAAACTGTTTCCCTGCTTTTGTTCCTTCTCTTTTTGCTTTCGTTGTGGCTGCATATTCGGCAGGAGTTAAACTTTTAATAGCAGCACTGGGTAAATACCTTTCTCCTGTTTTAGCAGAAGGCTTCCCTGACTTGGTTCTCCATTTCTGTTTTGTCCAAGATTTTAAACTTCTTTGTGATTTAGCTAGTGCCACGATGTTTTCTCCTTAGTTCTTCTTTTGCTTTTTTTGCTAATCTTGCTTGTTCTAATTTACCGGCTACCTTTGCTCTTTGTTCCAACACGGTAAGGATTTGAATTTTACGAGCATAGGGTTTATTAATTTTTTTAACTTTTGTAATGGTTGCTTTTGCATCTTGAACTGTAGCAAACTTAATACTAACAGTGTCTTTAGGGTTCTCATCTGTATATAATCTCCTATCTGACCCTTTTGGTTTTTTACCTGTTCCTACTTTTGGGTCTGCCATTAATTAACTGCGGGGTCAAAGAACTCTTCAGCCGTAACCGTGACATCAAATATTCCATCTGCCTCTCTGCTACAAACTAATTTATCCCCTGCTTTCATATCTAAAAATGCACCACCGGGTACAACATCTTTTAATGTATTAGCATCTTGATTAAAATTTTTTACTAAATTTTTATAAGCATTAGAAGAAGCATGGTATATCTGAATGGTAATTTTTTTTTGTGCGTCTCCATTGGATATATGTAAAAAATGAACATGGGCTGAAAAGTTAGCAGGTACAGTATACAATACATCTGCACTAGCTCCTGTACTTGTTGATGTTACCGTAATAGAATTGGTATGAAACTTAGATGCTTTTAACTCTGGCATTACTTACCTTGCCTATTATAAGGCTTATAACTTTTACGTTTATGTTTATTCATTGATGACATTTTTATTTTACCATTTCCTATACTTGTTTTTTTAGGTATGTGAAGTATGGATGAAGATTCTTTTGCTTGCTTTGCCATTACTTCTGTTCTTTAAAATTATAAAAATAATTTGTGTCATCTCCTGCTGTCCACTTACTCACAGACTCTACATTGTATTCAATTGTCGATACTTTAAAATCAGGTTGCTTGGGTTCAGCCGGTGTTAATGATTTATCATAAAACAATGTTCTATTATTCGGTTGAGCAGCAAAGTGTCCATTCTCTAATTCTAGAATATTAAATGATTTATGTTCTTCTGGAACTTGTGAATAATTTATATTAGGCAAGTTATGGTCTGCATGACAGCTATCAATTGTAAACAAGTATTCTCCCTTATACCATTGTTTGGAAGGGGATAAATACTTGGCTCTCGGTGGTACGGTTGTTTTCTCTATCACCGTGATATGATAACTAAAGGCATCCCATAATTCTAATTCTTCTAAAGGTAAATCTTCTTTGACATTCGGTGAACTCACAAAGGCACTGATGGGTAACTTGTCATACAAAGCGGCATACTCAGGAATATAGGTTTCAAAATATAACGCTCTTCCCTGTATGGATTTTACTGTCGCCCAAATACCTTGGACATATTCTCCATGACCTCTTTGTAAATCATAAAGATATTGTTTTTTTACCCATACCTTGACGGGTGGAATATTAGCTACGAGAAATGACATCTATACCTACTTTAAATTTTGGAATTTTCTTAATAAAATCTCTTCTGA